ACGATTCCGTGCAGGCGCCCGAAACGACCCCGTACACCCCTATGCGGTTCCCGTTGGCGCCCGGCAATCCCAGGTAGGTCAGCTCGATCTCGTCCCCGGACGCCGTGGCGCTCACCTGCCCCGTCGCCTGTCCCCCGTTGATCGCCGATGCCAGCTCGCCCAGTGCGTGCGCCGCGTTGTCGTCGCCCCACATCTGGAAATAGAAGTGTTGGTCCAGCCAGGCCAGCTCGATGTAATCCTCTTGGGTCATCGTGCCTTGCAATTGGAAGGTGCAAGTAGCCGGCGTGTATGCGCCCTCCGCCGTCGCGTGATTCGCCAGCGGCACGAAATAGATGTTCTCATTGCCGTCCGCTCCGGTCGCCCAGATCCTCAGGTAAGGCCACTCCACGGTCGGTTGCAAAGTCGAATCCAGTGGAATGCATCCCGTGCGCACCTCTTCGTAGGAGAGCTGCACGCCGCTCAGATTGCCGTCCGGCAGGTTGCGCAGCGTGGGGTGCTCGAACACGTTGTCGCGGTTCCACTCGAGCACCGCCCAGTCCGACGCCTGCCGCCAGCACCCCGAGACTGTGAAGCCGTTCGCGCTCGTCTGGCTCAGCGCCGCCACCGCCGAAGGCGTCTGGAAGTAGCACTGCAAGTCCCGGTCCGGCCGCAGTTTGGTCAGTTGATCGGCCATTAGAGTCGGATCACCACCGTCAAATCGGCTCCCGGGTACGTCTGCCCTACCGCGGTCACCGCCAGCGTCAACTGCGATCCCATTTCTAACGGCGGCAGCGTGCTCCCGTCTATCGCGCTCTCCGTCGTTGTCTGCCCCGCCGCGAATTGCAGTGCGCAATACAGCGCCCCGTTCACATTCAGGTTCAGGCTCACCACCGCATCCGCCGAAGACCCCAGCAACGCGTAGACGTCCCGCACCGAGTGCGACGCCTCTACCGACAGCGCCGGCGCAGCCATCGCGTCCACCGCCAGGTACCCCTCCACCTGGATCGTGTATTGCCCGCCCGACAGCGTGCGCAGCCCCCCGCCATCGAATTGCGTCATCGAGATCCCGGTGGTCGGACTGTTGCCCTTCTGGTTGGTCGCAAACAGCTCGGCGCTCGCCACGCGCACGTCTGGCAGCGTAACCGCCAGGCTCCAGCTCCCGCAGTACGGGCTTCCGAAGAACTGCGCCGGGAACGCTGCGATCCCCGTCTGTTCCAGCAGATGGTACACCACCGCGCCGGCGTTGTGCGCCGCCGCCTGGCTCCCGTGGACTCCGCGTGTCACCGCGTACTCCGTCCCGCCGTTGCTCACCGCGGTTACTTCGAGAACCTCGCCATCGATCTGCAGGATGCTTCCTGCCGTGCCCGGCCCCGCCGCGTTCAGAGTCAGTGTCCCATCGCCCGCGCCCATTGCGGTCGCCAGCGTCGTTGCCGGCCTTCCCTGCAACTCATCCCAGTAGTGCAGGGTGAACGTCGCCGACGAAATCGTCTCCGTGTTCGTCAGGCTCGTGAACGAGATCCCGCTCAACTCCACCGTCCCGCCGCTCGCCCCCGCGTTCAAACCGAAATACGGCGCCAGCGGCACGTCGCTATCGGATATCCCCGCGCCGCCGATCTGCCATCGCGTCACCGGCGAAATCCCCGCCGCGCATTCCTGATCGTTCACATTAGCCGCTCGCCCGGAAATCTCGACCGTCTCTCCCGGCCGGTTCGGAATCGCGAACGTCACCGGGCTCGATTTCGTCATCGCCCCGAACGTCCACCCCGCCTCCGACACCGTGAAGTAACTCCCCGCGCCCGGCTCCGTCTCCCAAGGCGGCGATATTGTCAGCGTCGTCCCGTCATTGCCCGTGATGGTCGCTTCCTGCCCCGCCCCCGGTCCCCTCGTGATCCGCGCCGTCATGCCCGTGTACGCGTTCGCCGCCATATCCAACGACCTGTTCCCCACCAGCGCCGCCGCGTATGCCGTAGCTTCCGTCTCCGGCACCAGCTCCCGCCGCCAATAGAAGTTGGCATGATCGAAATTCGCGTCCGGCGGCAGGATCGGTTGCGGCGTCAGCCCGGCATCCGTGAACTGCGCCGCCAGCGGCTGGCTGGATGCGATCTGCATGAACTGGGCCGGCGAGCTCCCCCGGTATACGTTGAACGTGTTGGCCGCCGCCGTGAAACTCAACCCCGTGAGCGTTACGCTGCTTCCATCCTCCACCACTTCTGCCAGCACGCTGAACGAGAGAGCGCTCTCCGCCCCCGTCGCGTCGCACGCCGAGACCGCGTAGTAGTATATGCCGGCGGCCAGCGTCCCGGGCGTCCCCAACGTCGCCGCCAGGCTCACCAGCGGAATCCCCGGGCCTCCCGCCACTACCGGCCCCGGCGCCACGAAACTTACCGTGACCTGTATCTGCTCGGTCCCGTCCGCGGCACTCCACGCCCCCTCCGTTACTCCGAATTGCGCCACGCCATTGGCGTCTGTGGTGTCGCCGGCCAGAGGGTGCGGCACGCCCACCCCCGCCCCGCTCTGCAAAGCCACCCCGCTCCCCGACGTGCTCTGCCCGTTGTCGTCCGCGTACCATGCGTCGTCGTGAATCTGCGCCGAGATCGTGCACGTCCGGTAGTTGGTCGCCGGCGAGATCTTCAGCACCCGGAAGGGCTGTTGCGAAAAACCCTCCTTCGTGTATGTGATCGTAATCAGGTCCCCCGGCCGAATCCCGAATCCCTTCACGCTGGTCTCGAACTCGATGTACGTATTCCCCTGAATCGCTTTATCGAGGTTGAACTTCAGCAGCCGCCCCGCCTGATCGAAATTCGCGATTCCCAGCGCATACAGCGTCCCCGTGACGATCTGCCCCGTCAGCCCAATATCGTCCGGGTCCGTCATCTCGTAGCTGTCCTGCTGGTACCCGTTCAGGCTGTCCTGAAATTCCACCGTCAGGTCGTTGGGTGTGTCGGAGATGCTTCGCGCCGTCACCGTGACGCTCGGTTCCCCGCTCGCGCGCCTCAGAATCCCCGAGATCCCGTTCGTGCCGTCCCCGAAATCGTAAACCGTCGCGGCCGGCCCCTCCACCTCCAGTTGCAGCACCCCTCCCGGCCCGTAAGTCAGATACAGCCGCGCCGCATTGCGCACCCCGCGCACCACGTCCCCCGCGCTGCGCCGGTTTCGCAACACCAGGTTGCACCCGAACCTCGCCAACTCGATCGCGTTTCCGTTCAGGTCCACCCCGGCCACCATCTGGTCGCAGTACGCCGCCGCGGCCGTGAAGCTGGTTAGGTCGATCTCGTCCATCCCCCAGCCAATCCGCCGCAGCATGTCCAGCAGGATCCACGCCGGGTTGCTCGAGAGCTGGTATCCCACGTATGTCCCGTCCGCCGCCCACACCGGGATGTTCAGCCCCTCGATCAGTACCTTCACGCGCGGCATGTGCGTTCCGTTGTTGATCTGGTTCGGCACCACCACCGAGAGGTACGCCATGCTGCCGTACGGGTCTCCCGCCGGCTGCCCGTTCGAGTCCGTGAAGTTCAGGTCGAAGGCGCCGTCCCTTCCACCCAGCGTCGGCAGGTTGTACCACCCCGTCGCACTCATGTTTGCGCCGGTTTGCCCCAGGGGAATCTCGTAATCGTTCACCAGTACCGTGAGAACCCCGCTGATCTCTCCGATCCCCAGCAGCACCTCCATCCGCGTGTAGTTCCCATCGTTGCGCGCGAACACCACCGGCGGCTCGTACCACGCCGTCCCGTACACCATCGGCACGAAGTCGTTATATTGCCCCTGGTTCGGCGGCATCGCCGAGGTTGTCCAGTCCTTCCCGTACGCCCGTACAGTGATCGACGGCGGCAGGTACTCCAGCCCGCCGAATCGCGTCCACATGCCCCGCGCCTGGCAATCCTCCCTCGTATACCCGCACGATGTGTACGGCACGCCATCGTTCAGATTCCCCGTCCCGCCCGGCACATCCGGCGAGTACCCGCAGCGGTAATACCGCGAATACGCTCCGTTGACCCCGCCGTCCATCGCCTCCGTCCGCTGCTCCAGCGTCGCCGGAAACTCCCACGGGCATCTTCTCTGAATCCGGATCTGCGGCAGCAGCACTCGTTGCAGGCTCATCCGGTTCATCGCCGTAAGCCGCAGCGTCGCTTCCCGGATTTCCGCCGGCGGGTTCGCGACCCCCTGAAACACCACCGCCGCGTCCGTCAGCGCCGCCCCGTTCCGCAAATCGTAGAACACCAGCGACACCGTCACCTTCGCGCCCTTGAATCCGCACGTCTGCTCGATCTCCGAAAAGTGCGAGTCCGCGTTCGCCAGCGTCACCGTGATCGTAGGGCTCCCGTCCACGCCCTGGTCCGATGCCGTCTGAATATCGAACGCGCTGTGCCCCATCACCCTCGCCGCGTATGCCGTCCCGTTCACTGTCACCGCGTGCGTGCTCCAGTGCTCGGTTTGCCCGTTTGCCAGCGCGCAGTCGATGAGCACCAGCGGAGTGTCCGTCACCGCCTGTTCTTTGAGATCAGAGATGGTTGACATATATGATGTTGACCGTCGCCGAGTGATGGTTCACATCGGTCGCCGTTAGGGCCAGCGCATCGCTCGCCAGCCGCGCGTTCTGGTAGACTCCTCCCGCGGTGGTCGGCTTGTATTTCGAGGCCCCCGGCTGTGCTTCCACTTGAAATCCCTGTGCATCCACCGCCGCGCCCGCCGGGAGCTGCAGTCCAAATGTAGTGGTCTCGGCCGAGGCGTCCACGCTCACGGTGTATTGAAACCGCTGCCACGCGCTCCCCACGTTTACGCCGCTGCTCCCCGCCGCGGCCAGCAGGCACGCCGCCATCGCCTGCGCGGCACTTAGATACACGCTCAAGCAATACACATACCCGCCCGGCAACGACAGCGTCTGCGTGATGCTCTGTGCCGCCTCGCCCGTGTTCGCCAGGTTCCACACGCCCGGATCGCCCGCCGTCACCGTCAGCATCGGATCCGCGATCCATGCGGCGTTGTCCAGTTCCCCGCTGTAAGCCAGCAGGTTCCCCACCGGATCCACGAACGTAAACCCGTTCAGCGTGCCCTCGGCCGCCTCGAAGAACTGCTCGATGGCCGCCGCTTCGGCGTCCGTCAGCCCCGCGTATTGCAGGCTCCACTCCGTGATTTCCGCCGCTGGATCGGCCAGCTTCACCGCGCTCCCGTCCGCCGCCAGGTTCGTAACGGTCCGCATCCGCCGCCGCTTTCGCACCGGAAACTGGCCGAGCGCCCCCGTCGCAAGTTGTGGATATACCAGCATTCCCTTTCAGTCCTCAGCCGCGCGGCTGCACTCTCCCGTGCTCTCTTACCCTCGGTTCTCCACCACCGTCAGCCCCGTCTGCCCGCGCATCTCTCCCACCGACGTCAGATCCGCCTCATCGCTCGCCAGGCTGCAATTCGCATACACCCTCCCGTCCCAAGGGTCCGTGAAAGCGAAGCTCGCGAAGCTCCCCTGATTGTCCGTGAAGAAGCTATCGAGGGCCGCCATTTCACCCTCGTCCAGCGCTTCCAGCCGGATCTCCCAGCGATGCAGCGGCCCCGCCGAGTCCCGGTACCGCTGTTCGGACCCGTCCACGAACCGCAACACCTGGTTCCGGAACTGGAAGCCCCGCGTCGCCGGATACTGCGCTACCGCGCTGGTCTTGAGTGCCGGGAAGCTGGCCATATCACAACTCGTTCACCACGTCGTTGATCGAATTCATGTTCAACATCGCCGCGCGCACCGCCTGCGCGATGTCGCTGCTGCGGTCCAGGAACGACCGCGCATCCATCGCCTGCACGCTCACCGTGATTTGCGGCCCCGCCGCGCCGCTTGTCACCCCGCTCGCCGCCGCCTCAGCATCGTCACTGTCCGCGGGGTCCGCTGCCCCCACGCCTACCGCATCCGTCCTGGGCATCCCCAACTGGTCGAAGTCCGCCGCGCTCATCCCGCTTCCGGTATCCACGCCCTCGAAACTGATCGGCGTCGGCATCGCATATTTCTCCAGCGGCTCTGGCTGGTCCGAACCGCCGAACAGCCCCGCCAGCTCCCCGGCCAGCGGGATCAGCCCCAGCCCGCTCTCCAGGATTGTCATGGCTATCGAACCCGCCGAACTCTCCCCGCTATTGGCGCTCACTGCCCTGGCGCTCGCTGCGAGACTCTCGCTCGTCGCCGTCCCAGACGTCACTCCGGATGCTGCCCCGGACGCCGCCGCGCCGTCGCCCTCCAAAGCTCCTGCCGCGCTCTGCGGCTCCGTCGCCGCCGCTATCGCCTGGAATTCCTCCAGTGGTGTCGTCGCCTCTCCCGCGTCGCCGCCATCCAACACTGGTGCCGAGCTCCGCGGTTCCGCTGCCGCCGCTATCGTCTGGAACTCCTCCAGCGGTGTCGTCGCCTCTCCCGCGCCGCCGATGTCCAGCGCCCCTGCCTCGGTTCGCGCCTCCGCTGCTGGCGCTATCGACCGGAACTCATCGAGAAGATCTTTTTGTATTGTGCTGGCCATCTTTCCTCTCGCCCGCAAGCGCCGTTTCCAACAAGGCGAACGCCTCCACCTGCCGCGCGCTCAACTCCTCGAAATCCCAACTCCCCAGCCTTCGCCTTATGAAAAACTCCCCTACCAGCGCCTGGCTCTCCGCTGTGATCCACGATTTCGGACAGCACTCCACCGCCACGCCCTTCCGGGCCCACACCACCGTGCGGGCGCCCTCCGCGCGCGGCAGCCATCCGCAGCGCCGCTTCTTTTCCAGGCCGTTCTTCCGGCACGCGTCGCACTTCCACCCGGCCTGGTTGGTGGATTGAAAGTAGAAGGCGACGATCAGTTTTTTCGTTCCGCCTCGCTCAGCCCCGCTTCCGCCCGCACCGCCGCCAGAGCCTCCCGGAACAACTCCTCCGGTCCCGCATCCGCCAGGATCTCGGACGTCGCCTCGACTC